TTTACCGAACGCTGAAAATGTTTTAAGTGCCGTGTAAAACTCGATACGCTCTGCATTGAATAGCATGACGATTTGCAGATCTTCCAGTTTGCTAACTGCCGCTATAGTTTTAGCTCCGATCACGCCATCATCTGCAACCGATAACGCTCGCTGTAAAAACTTCGCGGCCTGCGCGTTACCGTGATTCACGCCAGCGTCAAACAACTGAAATGCGACAATAAACGGAAGTTGATCGCATTGTAACTTGTCCCAGTACATTTTTTTGTAGATCTGCTTTGCTGTTTCTTTCGGCATTAGCCTCATGCTGCCGGCATAGCCATTATCTACTGCAACTGTTCGAGTTATACCCCAGTTGGTTTCCCCGCCAGGATCCGCTGGATTGTTGACATATCCGCCTTCATTGCCAATTAGCAGATCGAATGCCTTGTCAAAATTACTCATAAATCCCCCTGTGTTTTGCTAATTCTATCACCATCTGGAAATTACAGGCACAAAAAAGCCGCACCAGGCGGCCATTAACGAAATTTTACTTTTCTAGCGATCGCACCATGTCTTGCGCGTCTTTAGATGCAGACTGGCAAGTTGATTTGTCTTTGATGCATCGTTCAACCTCCTTGCTTTCGATCTCGGTTACCAGCTTATGCAGCCTGATCCATTCAGAATTACCGGTGTAGGTCTTTGTTTCGTGCTTTATTGGATCATTGCAGCCAACCAGCAACAATATGGCGAATAGTTCCTTCATAACTGCATTGCTCTCGTCATCATTGAATGAAATTGCGTAAAGCGTGTTTTTGGAATTATTGCTGGCATTTTGCTTTTAATGGTTATTGTCTTTCCGACAGGCTCTTGCCATGTGTTCGGCTTGGGAGCTCGTTTCAGTTTGATGCCGTTCTTTTTGAAATGATAGCGGATCGCGCACGCCGTGACATCATACTCTGAACAAAAATCCACGATGTACTCACCTGATTCTACCCGGGCGGCGATCTCCTCCAGCTGGCGTAAAGATAACTTAGCTGACCCGCGCACACGGTTTTCCTCAAAACGCGCCTTTATATCTTCACGGCCCAACGCTAACAGGCTGCGCGATACCGTGTCTTTCGCTGCGTTGTGCGCCTCGCCCAGTGTCGCCAGAGTGTGGCGCTTTGCGAGATAACCGCGAATTTCATCTTCTGTGAACTCAATAACTCGTTTTTTGCTCATGCTGTTTTACTCCTTATTTTGTTATCAAAATAATAACTCAAACATAATCGCATTTAGTTGATCTAGATCACTGTTTTGTTATCGGTAGTGAATGATAATTATCTCATCGAAACGGCAAGGAATAACAGAATGAAACAACAATACAACGCAGACGAACATGCGCAGCTAATTTACGAAACTCGGCTCGATGATTTCTTTAACTATCTGGCAACGCAAACTGATCTTTATGAGGCGATGTGGTGCATGTTTGACGCTGCTTATGAATATAAGCACTGCCAGCAGGTTGGTGTTTTTATTAAGCGTAACCAGTGGAAGCAGCATGTTTTCCGTATGCTGGATGACGGCAACAAACACGCCTGGCTGTTGCTGACTAATTTCGCAAAGTCAGAGCGCGAATCTAACGAATGGGATATTGCAGCGAGTAAAGCAGATGATTTGCATAACTGAACTAATGGAGCGCTGCGAGAAATTGCAGCCATTCACTGCCATTGATGATGATCTTGCTTGCGAGTTTATCAATATGGTTGAGCAGGGTCAAAGCATCGAATGCGTTTATGAGATGCTTGGACTGTCACCAGTTAAAGCAAAAAAACTGATTCGCTCATCAGAGATTATGATGCGATGCAGTATTATTTATGCTTCATGCGTAACGTATAAAATCAGAATTCGGAAAGCTCCGCGCAGAAAAATGAAGATCGAATTCAAGCGCCATGAGATAACTGATACTTTCGGTGAAGCAAAGCAGCGTCTTTTAGATTCTGGATATCGATGGCTAAGAAGAAGTTACGCTGAAATTAAGTTCGGTAAAATCGCGGTTCCTAAAGGCGTTTGCTATATAAAACACGGAAGCCTGGCTGTTGTTGAAACAATAAAGCCAATTGTTTTCATTGTTAGTTTTTATGAGGTTTCGTGATGATTGCTGAATTTAACGATGCTAAATTTAATGATCTTAAAAGTGCTGGATTATGGCTTAAGCTTGGTGGATATTCAAGGTTGGCGCGTGGTGAGTATCGCGACTGTGTTAGCGCATGGACTAAGCAAAGTTCGGTTGCAAAGATCCAAAAAAATGCCGTCTGGTAAATTTTTAGTACAGGAGTTTAAGATTGTATGATTGTATTAGACAAGCAAGGCGATCGGTTCAGTGTATTTCGCAGCATGGATCAGCATAAGCGAACCGTATTAGTGATGGGCAAATTATCACCAGTTGAGCCTGTTGTGCGATTGGATATTGCAAGCGGAAGCAATCCTGATCTGTGGCACATTATTGATTCAGCGGCTATCACTCAAGATGATGTATTGAGATATTACGAATTAACGAAAGTGTGATCTTGATCAATGTTTGTTCTGTGGTGATTGCTATTATTAAAACACGAAAACAAGGAGTAACAAAAATGATCACAGGAAAATTAGTTGATGCAGCAGGAAATCCGCGCAATCCGTTTATCACTGGTTACGCGACAATGAACGAGGCTTATCTGGCATTGCAAGAATCATGGCCTGTAGTAACTGAGCGCAACCATAACAGCATGACGCTAGCAGATCAGCAAGGCTGTCGGTTGATTTTGCAGGAGCGCAAAGCATGAATTTCACGTATCTTGAACTGGCAACACTGAAATATGCAGCATCAAAACTGCTTGAATCTGTGCATCAAATTGAAGCGGTTAATATTACAACTGGCTGCAACGACATTTTAACGCCGCATGAGTATCTCGATTCTCTGCTTGATGAGGTCGATTCCGCAAGCAAAACAATTATGCAGGTTACTGCGATTGGTGGAGAAGATAATGAGAAATCTATTTCCGTTAATTCTGATCGTGTTGGCGGTTAATGTTGTTTTAACGTTTATGCTTTATTCGGTCAGTTAAAAGCCCCGTTACGGGGCTTTATTTTCTTCTACACTTCCGGCTTTACGCTTCATCCATGCTTGACCAAGCGCCCTGACATACTGACTACCAGCCATTCCAACAGCGCCACCAATAAATAAATCCCAACCTTCATAACCTAGCGCCTTAACGCCTGACCCGATAGTGAACGTAATAGCCCCGCAGAGTAACGCCTCTACTGCAATTCGGAAAAATTTATCTTCCTCTTTGTCGCGCACAATTCGCAACACGGCCATAGTTATCGACATAATTACACCCCATAATGAACTATCAACTTCCCGTAACCAGTTGATCATCTCCCGCGCCCTCTCGTGCAAAATTTTCATAATACTATCATATCTTTACTTAATCCGGAGCTGTTGCGTTGTCATATGCGTACACTGAATCTGTGTAATTGACCGCCTCAACTGCAATATCGAATCGTCCCGACGGGGCAACCTTTGTCACGATTGCAGGATAGCCGTATTCTGTCGATGTACCGAATAGCAGATGTGGCGGCTCTTGTGTGCCGTTAATCGTCGGTAGCGGTTCAGATCCGATGGTTGCTAGCAGGTAAAAATCACTAACTTTAGTGCATGGAAATGGGCCTGCAATTTTGCCGTTAGCCTTGCGCCATGAAACAACGTGAGACGCGCCATCTTTCCATGTGAACATTTCAGAAGATTGGATCAGAGCTTTGTCGGCTCCTTGCGACTGAATACTCCACATAATTCCTGACTGCGCATAACTTGGAATGTCATCACCCAGCACGGCAGTGGAAAAATATTCAGAGTTTAGTGCATCCATTTCTGTGCTGAATGTGTATTTCTTGCGGCGGTGGAATTGAATAGAGCGCTGGCGCATTCCTAACTGATAAGCCTTATCGCGGGTAGTCACGCCGTCAATTGTGATCTCGTCAAGTTTGAATCCGGTATCTGTTGGCAGTAAGCAAAGCACGGTTGCCTCTTCCCATGTATCTTCATCAACATAAGTCACGCGAATGCCGTCTGATTCCTCTGGCGTAACGACCGAGAAGCTGGTCTTTAGAGTCTTTGTCATATTTTGTGGCGTGTACATGTGAGCGTTCAGCATATCGCGCGGCTCATCGCGCACCGGCTTGATCTTGCCTTGGCTTACCGTCATTTCAGAAAAGCCGACATTCAAAGCTGTGTTAATGGCGTCACGCACAACGACATTTGAATCATAGATGTATTTGAAGGTATCTCCGCGCGCTTTCCAGATCGCATCGAGGCGGATCAGTTCGGCAATATCGATCTGCGTGTCGTCATAACCAACTGAATGAGCGATATACCTAACAACTGGCGCGATGTCATTAGTCGGATAAAGTGTGGTAGTAAATGCGCCATCTTGCACTATTTGCAGCTTGCGTTGCGGTACGACATTGATCTTGTTTTCGGTCTGTGACGCGATAGTGTCTGAGCCGGTCAGAGTTAAAGCAAGCGTGGTTATGCCTGCGTAGCTTGTCGGTGTAGGAAGTAGTGACTTCAGGCCGAACCAATTAATCGTGTCCATTGAGTTAGTGGCTGTGTCTTCTGCACCAATACGGCGGACGCGCATTTCATATCGACCATTAGCAATCACCAGCTGTGGCGACCAACCGAGCTGATCCCGCGATGCTCCGGAGATGGTGTAATAATCGTTAATCAGCGGATCAGCCTCACCGACAACCCTAATTTGATATTGAACCCGTCGAGATCTACCTTCAATGCTTCCGCTGCTGTTTATTTTCCCGAAACCGTTAGGTGTAGTTAAATCCCACTCGATCAGCGATGTTGTTTCGCCTGACGGACAAACGGGGAACCAGCCTAGCCAGCCGCCAACGACCTGTGATTGATCTAGCTCTATAATTGCGTCAGGAAGAGTGCTTTCATATTGAAAGCCAACCCATGATGGATCTACGTTCTCACCGTCAAGAAGAAGCCTAGTAAAAGAGAAACCTATGGAAACATCACTTCCGTCAACCGATTCGGTTATTATCGAGTCAATCTCATAACGCTGCCCCTGCTTTTGTATGTCGCCATTATTCGAGCCAGTGGTTAGCGAGTCAGCAGGATACCAACCTGTAACCTCAATATTATTTACAATTCTCGTATCCCATACATCTAGCGTCATCTGATCTAATGCTGGATCAATTCCAGCAGTATAGCTGAAAATTTTGTATAGCCCGTTATTGCTAGGTGCGCCAGATATCGCAATGGTATTGCCAGTAGATAATGATAATTTGCTGAATTCACCAGAAACGATATCTCTAGTTGTCCCGTTTGTTACCGTAAACGGAATGTTTGGCGTGCTTATTGATACCTTATTCCCAATTTCCCAATCTGCCGGAGGTGATCCGCTACCGATAGGAATAGTAATTTGCTGACCAGATACTGCATACTGCGAGCCGCTCATGTATTGAGTGCCATAAGCTCCGGCGGTCAATGTAAGACCTGATGATGAGTCTGTATAGCCAACCTCTGGCGCGTTATACCAGCATTTATGTGCTTGGTGTGATGAAATGTTGACACCAGGATCGAATAGCGAGTAATTCAAAAACTCACCGAAGGTTGCAAAACCAGTCTCACCAATGAACATTCTTGAAATTGGCAGATCATAATATCCAACTCCGATAGCCATTAAGACATCCATCGACTGCTCTTTTATGCCAGAAAACCACTTGCGAGGCTGATTAAGATAATCTGGATAACAGATGTGTTGCCCGAATAATTCACGGACAACTCCGAAAAGTTTAGGCTGATTCGCTGTTGCTGATGCTGATGTGATCGCAGAGCCTTGCGCGCTCGCGCTTGATCCGCTGACGCCTTTTTTCATTGATAGCGCATAAATAAGCGATCCAACAGATACCGCCGCTGATGCAATCATGATCCAAGTTGCAATTGTCCAGCTTGCAGGATCTTGAGGCATTGCCCGCCACTCGACAACATCGCCCGATTTAATGTGCACGATAGGCCAGCACCTTTGATCAATCAGCGCCCCGTTAATCAAAACAGTGAATGGGTGCCAACTAGACAGCGGATCGAATCCGCCGATGTTTTCTACAAGCCAATCAAGCAGCTTTCCTTCTGCTTGCAGTTCATGCGCTGGATCTTTGTCGAATGCTGATTTGTATATCGAAACTTTACCCATTAAATCCGCCTGATTGATAGGTTTTATCTATCGATATAATACCGTACTTTTGTGTAGCTGGCCTCGAAACGTTCAACAGATTGAATTCTGAACCCTGTTTTACTGCCTATTTCAGCGATATGCAGCCTTCCGTCAATATCAATTACAATGCCTGCATGCACGCAAAGCGATGCGCGATAAGCGGATGCAATAGCGCCTATTTGTATTTTTGATTCCACCAGATGGCTATCGATAGTTGACCTTGCGGCTTTGGATAACTCGCGCTTATCGTCTGCGTGAATACCGCCATGCAGGGGAAGTAATGGCAATCCAAAAAGATTAACGCGCATATCAACAACAAGAGACCAACAATTGAACAAAGGCGGCAATGAAGCCGCAAGTGGGTGATATTTTGCGTTGATGTGATACCATGAGAGGCTATTCAAAGTATTTAAGACCTGGTGCAAATTCAGGTGTATATCTGAATCGAGGCCAGCCGACATTCAACAAGTCAAAGTAACCAGCCTCAATGCCAACAACGATCCCTTCCGCAGAACCACCTCGCAACGTCATTTTGATCGGAGTAGATGCCGGCGCTGATAAATCACTAGCGTAAAACTCCCGATAAATGACACTTGTCGGCTTGCCTGATTTTAAGCAATCATCGATAAATCGCTGTGCCTCTCCAGTGACATTACAGATCTGGAATTGCAGCGTCTGCTGACCCGTTGCGTCCTTATTAGGTAGCGAAACATCCCATGCTGACTCTATAAAAATTACTGTTTCAGCGAGTTCTGTCGTTGCGGTTACATCATTAAAAGACTGGGAAAGCCGGATCACTCCGGCTGTCTCGTTGTTAAACTCAAGCGTTGGTATTAGCAAGTCGCTTGATGGTGATGATGCGTATGTTACTTCTACTATTGGCATTTGAATTCCTTGATGCAGATCAAATAAATCCACATGCTTATGTGTATAATTAAAAAACAAACAAAGGAGACTTACCATGCTGACAGTTTCAATTATCACAATCATTCTGGTTTTAATTGGCGGAGTTATTTACTCCGCCGTTGATGACATTAAAAACAACTACAACTAAATGGTTATTCCTCGACGACTCATTCTTTTTTGTGATCTAGAATAAAGAGCTGACAATTCAGCACTAGAAAGCGCTTTATTGAAAAGCATTGACTCGGCGATATCAATAGTGACATCTGCGTCAGTTCCGCGATTATAAGCTACATTACCAAGTGAAAGTGGCTGTAGCGTGTTTGGTCGGTATGCTCCAGTCTGCACACCAGCGTCATAATTAACCGCATTCAGCGCAATAATTGGGTGTAGCGAATTAAGTGTTGGGTACGATACTGAAACCGCAAAAAACACCCAAACATTCCTGGTGATATCAAGCGCGGTATCTCTAGCTGACAGCGCGCCGTTGAATGTTTCATTGAGGCCCATTGTTTCAGTTCCTGTATTCAAGAACATGTACGGCGAACCGCCGGTATTTGTTGCTAATCCATAGGTCATATTTCCACACAAAACAACAGCCGCTCCACCACCCGGGAGAACTGGGAAGCGGCACACCATTGCTAATGTATATGCATCAGTAGTAGCGCCCTCGTATCTGTCCGTCATTAATGACTTGTTGTATTTTGAGCTAATCGACAAATGATTGTATTTGTAGCTGGGAGCAAATTCGGCTTGCTGCGGAGTTAGCGCTTTAGCATTTACAATATCAACCAGACTGCTTGAGTCTCCCGCTAAAATCCAGTGCGCGTAAGCAGACTTCTCCTCTTCTCCAAAAAATCGGATTTTGTTAGCATTAACTTTTGTCAGTGTCGAGTCGCTAGACACCGCGTTTATTTGAGTAAAAAGACTCATGTTATTCCCCTAGTTTGTAAGCGGTTAATTCAAAATGTGGGCAAGCATGGAAAAGCTTATGATCGATACCGTTTACTGTAGCGACATCGTCTGTGCTATCTCGCAAGTTTCCAGACCCACAGCCTGCTGCGGTTATCGACGGAGCCACATAATCAAGGGCGTATCTTACCACCACATCACCAGACGGGTTTGATGATAGTGTAATGATAACGCTGTCTTCGCTTGTTGACATACTAGCGATTCCTAGCATTGCCCCGACACCATCTTTTACACAAAAGCCATTATCTGCCGTTGCTGCCATTAGCGTAGTATCAAAAACCAGCGGCGATGCCGGAACGTTAAATTTAACAGTTACTGTATTATCTTTTAGTGATGCGGAAACTGGTTCAAGATAATCTGGTTTTCTTCCGTCGATCACAAGCTGCTTGTATGCTCGTCCGATGTATGAACCCAAAAGTTTATACCCAACATTCGTCAGGTGAACGTTATCTGTGTAATACGGGAGTATGTAGCATGGAGTTGACAAATAAAACCGATCACTAGCTTTAACAGCATCAAGCTGAGCGAGCGCTATGTCTTTGTGGGCTCTTGCGCCATATGATATTTGATATGTGACGAAGAAAGGCGGATTCTTTTGACCAGTAATGGCCTTTATATCCATTTCGCTATCCTCCTGCAACGTTAGAAGGTGCGATAAATATTCGCCTCTCGTCATTCTTGCATCTAAGTCGGCCTCGCCCTGTTCCCACGCCACAACCTGCACAGCATGGTCAGCATTAATGCCGTGAGCAGCACTAGCATGAGCAAGCAGCTTGGAGTCGTAATAAGCAGAACCTTTGTTTAATGACGTAATACTTTGTCCGCCGACGCCCGCGGCACTAGCAAAAATAACGTGTGAATCTGGACTGATGCCGTTTTCGATAGCAGCGAGAGTGCAGGCGTAATTTGCCGCCCCTGAACATACGGTTTCACCTAGCGGAGACGTATCGCTATTCTCAATCAATGCGCCTGCTGAGGTAAATACCCCGTCATCCGCGCGAGGACCGCCAGAAAACGACAAGTTAGCGTATGGCTGGCTAACTGATATTTCCGGAAACCCGCGACTGCCTATTGATAGTGACTGACCATATGACAGCAGATGGTTGGTCGCCTTTGCGATAGGTTTTATGCCTGAAGGCAAGTCACCATCGGAGCCGCTAGCGGCAGAGTTTATTCCGGCCCCAATAACCTGCTGATTCTCAACGTCATAACCTAGCAGGACATTCAAGTCTGCATCAACTAATACTGGTATAACGGAAGAAGACGTGCTGCTTCCTGAATTCTGCTCGTCTAATATCTCGCTAACGCTCTCGATCCCATTGCCTACAATCTTCTCCGAATCCTTGTTGTAGCCGAGAAGGATATTTAAGTATTTATCAACAGCTATCGGAGTCACACCGCTTGCCACTGAGTCGTCGAAAGACGCTGAATTTTGCTCGTCTAGAATTACTTTGGTTATTTCAGTTGCGGCATCATCAACGTCAGATACGCTTCTGTACGTTTTCTGAAAAACTGCAACTCCAGAAGAGTTTAAGTATAAGTCAATGTAATCTGAGTCGCTTGTCACGACGGAAAAAAATTGTCCGTTTGTAGTAGCAGAGACGCCGGAAGACGTTGACGCGAAAAGGTTACCCGACGCGGAAAGCCAGGATATTGATGATATCGCAGTATCGACATCAATCATTGCGCCAGCCCACGTTTTTACGCTCTCACCAAGTCTGTTTGTTGTAGATGGTGAATCGCTATTTAATCTTGCGTCCAGATCTTGCGCGTTATCATAAAGATCAAGCGGATCGGCTGATTCGACCGGATTTCCCGTATTATATGTAGTCATAAATCCCTCAGTGTTAAGTTAAATCTTTGGCCACTCTCTGTTTAATGCGCCGTCTATTATTTTGCTGTTTGTTATAAATTGCGGGAATAAGCCCCATCCAGCAGTCATTATCTCCCTTTCTCTGATCTCGATAGTAGCTGAAAACGTCCAATTGTTAAATGCAACTAAAACAGGGCCTTCGTATATTCCAGAAAATCTTGCTTCATATTTCTTTAATCCGATCGGAGTTTTTAGCGTACATAAGAACCAGTCCGCGCCATCTGTTATAGCGTCTCTAAACCAAGCTTCAAAAGCCATTGCTTGCAATTCAGTGCAAAAAAACTGAACCGCGACCATGGACGGAACGGACGTGTAAATTCTGCGCTGTCTTGCGCGACCAGACACCATCTCAGTTCGCTGTAACGGGCTAACGTGCTGGATTGCATAGCCGGATTGCTCCGGCAGTGGTAGTTGTTCAGGCCATACCGCTAAAGTCATTTTATGCCCCCATTCTAGTTAGGCCGTACGTTCTTTCTAGCACTTGCGCCATGCTTCCTTCACTGCGAATATCAGCTACGAAAACATTGATCTGCACTGAGCCGTCATCGTTTGTTGATTGCTGCGTAGTTCCTTGCTTGCTTGTGTCGCTTGTTTCTTGCAGTGAGACGTTGACGGTTACATTTCCGCCGCTAACTGATCCTGAACTTACAGAGCTGTTTGATTTAGTGTGATCGATAACTGTTTCCTGCGGATGCATCATTGCCCAGAAACCGCCCTTACCATCCAGCCCGCCAGAACGCGATCCGTTACCCGTGTATCCGCCACCGTCAAAGCTAGGTGATGCGATAGACATAATGCTGGATACGATATTAGCCGTTGCAGCAGCTACGGTAGCCATTGCTCCAAGGTTTGCAGGGAATGGCAATGCTGCGGCCTGAGCGATACCAGTCTGAATGGCGATCATTGATTGTGCTATGCTGAACGCCTTCTGTACGGCAAACATTGTTTGATATGCAGCGGACTGCTCACCAAGCACCGACTTGAAACTATCGGCTGCGCTTGCCGCCATGCTTTCACCTGCCGATAATTGCAGGTTAAGCATTGCTGATTGTGCGGCTGCGTTGTTGGCTTTCTTCTTGTCTTCTAACGCTTGGATCTGCGAGTCATAATAAGCCGCATTTTCGACCTCAAGCGACCTAAACCGCTGGTAGTCTGCTATCCGCTGATTGTAAGCATCATTCATTGCAGTTGTTTGCGTCTGCAACTGCGCGATCTGGTTTTGCTCGTTAGATTGAGCGCCGCCGTCAATCGTTGGCAGGCCGGAGAATGTTTGCTCTTTTAATTTCTGGTCGATACCTGAAACTACGACCTGTTGTTTTGGGCCAGTGAGTTGCGTTTGCGCCTGCTGTTTCAGTTTAAGTAATGCAGCAGATGATCCGTTTAAGTATTCAGACCACTGATCATCGTTTAGCTTTTTAGTGCGGCGGTTTGACTCCGCCATGATCGCTTGCTTGCCGAATTCGTATTCACCAGCCTTAACAAGACCCTGTGCGTGATATGAATCAAGATCGGCCAATTTATCGGCCTGCCAGTTTTGGATCTGCTGCGCTTCGGTTGCGTTTAATCTCGATAATTCTTGCGAGAATTGTGCATATTCCTCTGCGCTTTTTGCTGCGGTTTTATACGATGATGCCGTTCCTGCGTTTGCAGATGATACGCTTTTTGATGCTTGTGCATTTTTCTGCTGTATATTATAAAGTTCTTCGCTTTTTGCGATGTATTTTTGCAGCTCAATGCCTGTTAGTCCTTTTTGCTCCGCCTCGTACTGAGCCTGCAATCTTGCGCGCGCTACGCCTTGTGTATTCTCAAGTTTTATCTGTTGATCAAGGGAAAGTAGCGCCGCTTGACCAGCCTTGGTTGTCAGATTGTTTAACCTTGTCACATACTCGTTTCTAGTCGCTAGCGCTTGGTTTCCAGTATTCAGAGTTCCAGTGAATACATTTTGAATGCCTGAGGCAATTCCGGTGATTGAGTTCATGCTCTGCATGGCAACGTAATTTTCCTTCACGTTACCATTAAGAGTTTGCTGTACGCCGTACAGGGCCGATTTTGTTTTGCTTGCCTCTTGTTCTCTGCGCTCCATTTCGGCAGTGGCTAGCGTTATGCGATCTTGAAGCTCAAGGTAGGATGTTGACGCCTGTTTCTGTGAGTCAGTCCAGTATGAATAATTGTTCAGCTCTTTTTGCAGCGATGAAACGTTTTTAGCCTGCTCAATATAAGCCTCATTTTGCTTAACGAGATTTTGTTGCAGCGTCACTTCCAGAGCCTGGCGCTGGATCGTTGTCAAGTTACTTAGTGCGTCACGCGTGATACTTACCGACTTCGTAAACTCTTCCGCAGCAGTAGCTGCGTCATCCGTTTTGCTGGTGAAGTACATAAACGCACTAGCCACCAGTATGATCGCGCCCGCTGGGCCGCCAAGCAAAGACATGGCTCCGTTAAGAGCCCTTGTCGCTACCGTTGCAGCATATGATGTTACAGTCACCGCCTCGTTAGCTGCCGCAACACCAGCCAAAGCCGCTTGCTCAAGCCTTGCAGTTGCAACCAATGCAGCACTATTTGCTGCTAGTTGTCGGCGGATCGCGTTTCTAGTGGTTTCACTTTGCGCCAATTGAAGTTGAGACACCAACAACTGCTGATTAAGCAGCAACTCAGCCTTGCTTGCCTGTACCTTTGCAAGCTCTGAGTTTGCCAGCTCAACATTTGCCAGCGTCAGTGCGTTAGCGCTTGCGACTCCGCGCGCATCAGCCGCAGCAGCCTGTAATCTTGTTGCTATGGTATTGGCGAGAGCTCCAGCAAGCTTTGAGCTATACGCCAACGCCAGCAGTTCAACGCCAGTTATGATCTCGTCAGTGTAATTTGAAGCTGACAGCATTGATGATGAAAACGAATCAAGTCCAGCCGCAAGCGTTGCTGTTGCGCCAGTTGTTTTATTTAGCTCGCCAACAACGACTTGGAAGTTATTTGATATCTGCCCCATGGCTTGCGCGACAGAGCGCGGCATTTTTGCAAATGCGTCATTGGTGGTTCCAACCTGAGATAGCAGAGCTTTGAATACAGCGTCAGATGTTAGCTTTCCGGCAAGCATATCTTGCCGTAATTGCCCCATAGACACACCCATGCCTGCCGCAATAGCGCGTGCAATTTCAGGTGTGTTTTCTATGATTGAATTGAATTCTTCTGCGCGAACTATTCCTCCAGCCATTGACTGCCCGAATTGGCGCATTGAGTTGCGCATATCATATACAGAAGAACCACCGATGACGCCAAGTTTATTGATCTCTTCTGTGACAGTGAGGATTTGATTTTTTGATGCGCCAACGCTTTCTAGTGATGCGGTTAGTGAGTTAAAAACATTCACGGCGTCAGATACGGCAGAGCCTGATTTATTAGCATAACCATTGAGTTGTTGCAGGACGTTATTAGCTTCGATCTGTGATTTTGTATATCTGGAAACCTTGGCTTCCATTTGCGCGTAACCGTCTGCAATCTTTATAAGTTGAGATACAGAGGCCGCACCAACAAGAGCCATTACCGCACTTGTGGCAGTCTTTGCGCTATTTGCAAAAGAGGCGAGATCCTTCTCGCCTGACTTGAGTTTACGCGTGTCAATTTCAATGCCTAGTTGCGCAATATCGGCCATCTAACGCCCCTTATTTCATAATTCCAAACTGTTTAAGCAGTTTATTTTCAATGTCTTCTGCGCTTTGTTGCACGGCTGGTGCTAGTGGTGATCTGCAATCGGGTGACCTTGCTTGATTAGACCAAGAACTATAAACACAGCTCAGATCACGGATTGTCTCAAGCTCCCAGCCTTTTAGATCTAACTCAGCAGCCAGATTCCAGCTTTGCAGCTCAGTCCAACCTATCGGCTTGGTTCCGTACCCGCCGAACTCAGCAGGCCCAACCTGCCAAAGCGCGTCAATATAAAATCGGGTGGCGTAGATTTCCGGTGGTTCTTTTTGTTGCTCTGAGATATGCCGCGATTTACGCCGGATAACCGGCTTTTGTTTGCTGGGCTTTTTCTGATCTCTTGGTTCAGGCGCGGTATCGAGCCACGCCTGATGCGCAACATACAATCTCCACGACTCTACGCACTCGGCAAAAAATTTGAGCGATCCACAATGAAGCGATCAACCTGCTCTTTCAGCCACAGGTATTTAGCGTAAAGCTTCACGGCATTTTCATAGCTGAATGGCACTTCAATCCCATTCTCTGTGATGCCTTCCCATCCTTTGGTGCATTTTGCCAGCAGCTCGATTGACTCAACCTCACCTTGATCTAAATCAATATCACGTGATTTCTTTTTCAGTGATGCGGTGGCGCGAGTCTTTGAAATGTCACGGAATGTTTTCGAGTCCATGCCGATCAATGAGATCTTAATGCCCAATTCTTCACCAGTGGCAGGATGCGCAACGAGTAACTCCGCGCCTTCTTCTGCTACTTTTGCCGTGTCTAATGTTGCCAGATCGAATGTCATAAATCACCTGTCAGTAAATTAAATCTGTCAGTAATAAAGAACCCGCTAGCCGCTGACAGGCCAACTAGCAGGCTATCCGCTAGGATTAGGCTGGATCGTAAACGCGCGGCTTATTGATGGCGATTGATGTTTCAGCACCAACAACGTCGTCTGCAGCACCGAAAACGATGTTAAAATTTGTGACTAATCCAGAATAAAACACGGTATCGCCAGATTTCAGCGCGATTTTAAAATGGTAGTCGCTGTCAGATAGTAATGCAGCTTGCATTACCACCTGACCAGCATCAACAGTATCAAAGCCAAGCGTTAAGTCTTGAGATCCGTTGTCGCGAGTGCCTTTCAGTTTTTGCAGATTTCGATCACCGATCGGGTTATGTTCTGTTACTGCATATTCAGCAGACAGAGTGCCAAGATCAGTGATCTCCCCAACTTCGGCATACGTTAATGCGCCATAACCTGCCGCATCATATGTTGCTGGCGGTGTTGATGTTGTCGATACATAGAACTTATTACCGGCATTGGTTGAAACAGTCATTTGAGCGTCCTCTGAGTTGTCATGACGCACAATGATAGCATAAAACTATTGATGTGTAGTTATTGAAAGGTTTTAACGATTGGTAAAGTTTTGATGGTGTTGTATTATTACTTGGCTACTTTTACGAACTTAGCGCATAGAACTCTAATCTGTTGGCCTGCAAAACCTTGATTTAGATATGCGGAAACAGACAAGCGCCTCTGAGTTTAACGACTTACGCGCTTGTTTTCATTTGTGCAAAGCGAGTGTAATTCAGTGGTAGAACTGGTGACTTCCAATCATTATGCGCGGGTTCGATTCCCGCCACTCGCTCCAATCATTTACAAGCCTTTAACAGCCGCATCAATAGCACGATTAAACTCCAGCACCGTGCCACGCACCATGCTATCAAGTGACTCAAGTTTAGAAATATAGGCCAGGTTGTTGCTCAGAATCCACCGATGCCCGTACATCTTTTCTATAGCCTGATTGCAGTGACTTAATGCAAATGGGATTGCCGCCTGACCACCGCTAGCAAACTCAAAAATATTCTCTTCCGCCGTATTTATTTCTGCGTGCCAATTCCCGCGCGCCCGACCAGTATCAACGCGGGTACGCTGAATGACTTCATTTGTCATTTGCAGTGCAACTGCGCGTGTCACTTTCTCAGCATCGCTGCCGACTTTCTTGACCCACTTGTCTAGATTTCGCAGTTGGTAGATTGCCATTTTTTAACCCTCTTAATTGACAGTCAAAAAATAAACCTCATAATAGAGAGTGCAAACATAACTATCATGAGGTTTTTATTATGAATGATTTAGTATCAGTTAGTAATGGTAAGGTCGTTGTGACGTCAAAGCAAGTTGCAGATGCTTTCGGCAAGATTCACCGCCATGTGCTCGACTCCATACGCAAAGAGATTAAAACAGCTGGAGAATTTGGAGAGGCGAACTTTCGCCAGTCCTCCTACGTATCAGAACAAAATAAAACTCTTCCATGTTATGAAATGACTCGCGATGGGTTTTCATTGCTGGCTATGGGTTTTAATGGCGTAGATGCACAGCAATGGAAAATCAAGTACATCACTGCATTTAATGCAATGGAATCTGAGATCTTGTCTAATCGCACGAAAGAGATATCAGTTATGGATGAGCTGAATAAGGCTTATTTGCTGATGGAATCAGACAAAGATAAGGCAAGCGTTTTCGGTAGTGGTTTGAACGAGTGGAAGCAAATACGAAAAGAGCACATGGAAAGAGTGAATAAACTACAGGAAGACGTGCAAATGCTGCTGAATTTTAAGGATGCAAAATAATGAGTATTTTCGATGTTAGAAAAAACAGCGCATATCGCCATATAATTGAAAAGGAAATGAAAACGCTGCACGGTGAAAATTACACAAAAAATCAACTGCTGGATTATCTTTTTGATGATGACTATCGCGGCGGATATGTTGTTATCCCCCGGTTTTATCAATATGAAAATAGAACTACATTACAGCGAATTAATCACTTCTGGATTATTCCTTTATGGTTATCTGTATGTTGGATTAAGTGGATATTTACCGGAGAAACAGGAATTCATCAAGAATCAAAGGCAGGGAAAATGCTTAGTAAATTAATTGGAAAGTATTAGCAAAATGGCGCACGGATGCGCCTATGCTAATGCCCGATAGTAAATTGACATACGAATCACAGAATAAGCACCTTCGCTGCCCGTCGGAACCCACTCAACGCGCATCACTTCAAATCCAGTGTATCGCCCGCGCTTGAAGTGTTCTGCCAGTAATGTCGCCTTATCCATTCCAGCCGCCGCGCCACTATTACTCGGAGTTAAGATCTCGATCTGGTAGTATCCGCGATAGTCAGTTGCTCCGCCGTATTCAATAGCAAGATGATCAGGGCCGGCTGAATAGAAACCTTCCCGCAGATACTGTACACCAGTAGGCGAATACGCTTGATCAAGATATGCAATCGGCGGCTTATTCGACAGTGTGTTTAAGTGGGCTCGCATTGCCTTGTAGATGGCTTGGTTCATGGTTATTTACCAAGATGAACAAAGCATTTTATTGTTGCGGCAACAACATCGCCACTTCTGATTTCATCAAAAATAATGCTTTCAACGCCTTCAATCTCACGATCACCACACATAACCTTTACATCGCGTGCTGTTTTTACTGTATTTTCTTTTTCACTTTCTTTTGTGTAAATATTAATGAATGGCATAATTATTTCCTCAGCTGCACATAGTAAATAACATCAACGCCGCTTTCTCGGATCGGTTCGCAGTTCATGACGCGATAATTAACAGAATCAAGCAGGCACAACCATCCAATAACAGGACGCAATGCGCCAGCACTACAGATCAGCTTAATATCTCCTTGCTGAATGCTGGTTCCGTCAATCTCTGAGTTAGAATAGCTTTCAGGATAACCGTATGCGACCTGCGTTCCGCTAGTTCCGCCAGAAATTAGATCGCCGGTATCATTATCAAAAACAGGATCTGTTTGATAGCTGAAAACAGCCTGCTCGCCGGACTCTTGCAACATCTCAAGTGCGGAAACAATATCTGCTTGTGCGTCTGCTAGACTCATGTCATCGGCTCACATTAAACTGCGTTGATCCATAGCCATTGCTGACATATCCGCGCAACAGCATAGAAAGTTTTGGATATGCGATAGTTTGAGGGCCATTCTCAGACCATTTTGTTGTCAGTGGGCCCACGGTTTTCTCGGTGACTATCTTGCCGATTGATGCCATGAGGTTTCCGCCGGCATTGTAAACCAGCGCCGCCTCAAGCTGGGCCTGTATAATCTTATCTGGGATCTCAGTGTTACCATCGCGCGGCCATTCAAGCGCTTGATCTGGATCTGTTTTCTCGCCCTTGAATGGCTGCAATTCGAGCCAATCAAGCCCCAACTGTAACTGCACTAACGAGTCGCCAGATAGTACATAGCCACGCGAGATCGCATAGGCAGAATACTCATCGTCCGTTGTGTAACCAATTGTTGTCATTGTAGCCCCTTGTTTTACTGCCGTCCTTGTCTGTTGAAATTAAAACTCAAGCAGTGATGCTGATAAGCCAGTGCCGCCAGTAATTGACACCACGCCAACCAAATAAGCGCGAATTGTATCCAGTGGAATTGCCACTTCCGAGCCAGCTGCGATTGAACCGACAGCATAACCGCCTGACACATCGACACTACCAACGCCTTGAACAGGCAGAGTGGTAGAACCAGCGCCGTCGATGATTGGTGTCAGTGCGCCTGCGGTGATGTTGTTTAATACCAAAATCTGACCTTGGCCAGACTTATAAGTCAGCGTATCAGCAGTACCGCTTAATGTCGTTAGAGTTACGGCGCGCTTTCCAGCGCCCTGCATCGATGTTGCAACAATTGCTGGCATGATATTTCCCCATGAAATGTGTTATTTGATTGTACGCTATGACTTTAAAAAACGCACTCCGCCTGCGACATAATCAATCATAACGCCGTGCGATTCTCCAGCAATATCTACGCTTATCTCATCGCGCCAGTGAATGAAGTTTTCAATTCCATATTCTGATAACTTATCGCAAGCTGATTTAATCAGTGCATTTCCGTCTAGTGAGTGCATTTGATGTGAATCGAGCGTGATAAGCATTAACGCTGCTCCCAGATTAGTTCCGTATGCCCACTGGTTGCTTCGTTGGTTATTATTGGGCTGTATACGTACCATAAGACCGTCCCAGCTGGCCACCCGATGCGGATTTCAGATGCCGAATATTCAGCAGCTTTTTGTGCGGTTGCTCCAGACGTCACCAGAGCCGCGCCAGCGATCGGCTTGCTTGTTGCACTGAAAATTGCAGGACCTATTGCGCGCTGGAAAGTAATTTCAGGCACAGGGTGAGTTTCGTAAATGTCAGAGACAATTCTGTTCATGAATTTTACATTTCCAGTTGCTGTAAGAGCTCCTGTGAACGTCACACCAACATCGCCATAAACAAGCAACTCGCGCCCGCCGGTCCAGATTTCATTCGATCGGTTAAATAAAATCGAATCCCGTCCAACCGTGACCTTATAAACAAGTTGCTGAGTAGATGGAACATTAAGGAACTGATCGAAAAAACCGAACTGGAGATTCTTTTCAAAGCTAGTCTGTTGCGGATCAACTGCGATACGACGAATGCCCGGCTGCTCGTCAGTTAATGTGTCGGATGGGATGCCGGGTAATGTGAACCAACTTAAAAAGTTCATACCGGCAATTCTTCTTTACGTTTCAATCTGCGCTTCCGGCTCAGATGAGCTCGGTACTGCTGGCTGTTTGGATCTGGAAGGTTTCTTTTTTGATCCTGATCCTGATTCGGTTGCATTCTGGAAGCTCCCATCATTGAATTTTTTTTGAAGCTCTAATTGCTGTTTGATATCCATAATAATCTCTCAAAGAAAAGGCGACCGAAGCCGCCTTTGTTCTTCTAACCGTTGGTGATCAAGAAGCTAATCGGAACTGACTTGCGAGGAACTACACGCGCCCAAGTGGTGGCAGCCTTTAGCTCTGTCAGCGACAAAGAAGTCGCCGATGGAGTGCCGGTGCATTGGTAACCGAACGGGTGAAGCAACCATGATTTACGCTCAATCAGGTATTCAACACCACCGCCGTTACCTTGCAACGCTTGGCGTTCGACTTCTGTCGCCATTGGTGCGGAGCCTTCGCCGTAACCGATAGCACCTTCACCAAACAGGATTGATGTATATTTCGGCGCTGTATCCGTACTCAGTGCGCCGCCAGCCGGAGTTACTGGCAGTGAGTCGTCAACAATAACGCGGCGACCCAAGAATGTTGGGATTGTCATTGCGCCCTGTGAATCAGGAATGTACTCGATGTCGTCATTATCAATCATGCGCTTATACACAACCGAATGAACAGCCATTGCCGTAGTGCCTTCGAACGCATCACCCAAGGTAAACGCCGCACCGGTAAACGCTGAGCGACTGAACAGAGTTGACGCGCTAACGTTTGAATTCAACGCACCGGCAACGCTGTTAACCATGTCGCCACCATTCGATGCGATATTGTCAGCCAGAACGCCTTCCAAAGTAGCAATAACGCGACGCTGCCATTGACGCATCCAGTAACGACCAAAGCGGTTACGGATGTGCTGCATTGGCATTGAGCCTGCCAATTCACCAGCTAGATCGGCAGTTGAAAACGCTTGGTTCAGATAGGCCATGCGCGCGATCTGCGTGCCAGCGGTGATCTTGTTTGGTGTGGCAGACGCAGTTGGATCGTCGCTTGACAGGTTTGGTGCCAGCGTTGGATCGATATCATTCCAGAATGGAACGTCCAGCAAATTACCGCCGGTTGATGCTTTTGCGGTCAGCATTGCATCGGTGACAGCTACGCCAGATTCGAAAAACGCTGTTTTTTCAGGTGAATCAACGGATTTATATGTCTCGTACACCGCAGGTACGACAACATCGGAAAGACGTACAGTAGCCATAATTTAAAACCTCTATTATTTTCCAAAAAGTTCTTTAAATTTAGCTGGCTCACTGCGATACATTTGCATTCGCTCGGCCTCGCTATATTCTTCGGGTTTTTTCGCGGCACCGCCGTTCTTTCCACCAGCAGCACCGCCGCCAGACGCACCACTACCTTTACAAAGTTGCGGGTATTGCTTTGCCAGCGTATCGACCAAAACTTCTTTGGTTACTTCAACGCCGCCGATCAAATATTTCACCAGACCGTTTTCGATTTCGATGTAGTCCTTTGCTTCGCGCGTCAGCAGTTTGATAGATGATTCTTGATCGCCTAATTCAGCGCCGATATGCAAAGCGGCATTAGAAATCTTTTCTTTCCTGGTGGTCAGCTTTTCAGCCTCCCAGTCTTCTTTCATCTTTTGAGCTGCTGATTTTTCGCGCTCATAAAGCTCTTTGAATTCGCTCTTTTCACGCAATCGAACTTCTTCTGCTTCTGCCTTTTCACGCTCAAGTTGATCTGCGCGGGCTTTGGCTGCCTTGCGCTCTTCACGCTCTCGCTGCAACGCGCCTTTCAACTCATCAGCTGGATCAATGCCTGACACATCAAGTCGGAATTTACCGTTGTGTTCTTTATATAAAGATTTGACGGATTCATCCAATCCATCCAGCGAATCAACTTCAAAAGCTAAAGCCATTTGATACCCCGTATCATCAATTAACAAGCACCGCTTGCACTGTCGATATGATAGCCCAAACCTATTGATAATGGAAAGTTTAATTGATAAAGACTATTGACAGATGGTTGGCAATAAAAAACCAGCGCGAAGGTTGGTTAGTTTTTGTGGTGATGGTTAGTCTTCTTCAATAAAATACCGAGCGCTGGACTTTTTATGATATTTTTTGAGTGATTCGGCATCCTCTATGTAATCCAAGGAGCCATCTTTTTCACTAGCCTCATACAGTACATCTCCAATCCATAGCATCTTAAATGTATGAATACCATTGTCGCATTCAAACACCACCGCAAATCGACCGCTAGTTGGCATTTCATCTACTTGAATCATAGCATCACCGCCAGCAATCCAAATACAACAACGCACAAAGCCGCACACGCTCCAGCTTTAATCGCATCGCTTGCAGATTCTTCATTCTGCTTCTTTGTTCGATTAATGTAGTCGATGATCATTTGCATTTCTCCAGTAGTTCATAAAGATACATAATCTTCTTTCCATCATCTTCTGTATATGACTCGTGAATGAACGATGGAATTAACATTTTGACAGCAGCAACAAGCTCATCGTGCATATTGATGCGCTTTGCTATCTCATCACCAATATTGTCAGATACGTCATACAGAATAATATCTCCATCAGCATCCCCTATTCTGCTGAATCGGTCTTCATAACTAACTGGTGTCTTAATTATTTTTTATATCACTCCACAAAACAGGCTTGCAGGCCATTAGAATAACTTTTACTGTCACTACCATCATAAGCAGACAGCAAAGAATGTATAAGGTGGAAAGTTCGGTGGCTGTCATTTTCACTCCTTGATAAAACAATACCACTCATGCAAAAACAAACATTGATCTACATCACAAAGTGATGCTGTCGAGTGATTTTAAATAACTCAGATCAATCTCTGCGCCTTTTCCATCAACGAAATCAGCTCCTGAAATCTTGCCAGCCTTCCATGCATCGTATTTGTAATGACCGCCGGAGAACTTGTAAAAGAACTCTTTCTGGAATGCAACTGATTGGTTTTTCAGGAATTGATCAAAAGTGACATCGACATCAATTTTCTCTACACCATTATCACCACGAGCGGATTTAAGGCCCTTAATACCAGGTACTGCATAGCGCGGATCAACTACACCAACCCTTACCGTCCTGCATCCAAAATGTAACGGCGGCTGTGGGCCTTCTCCGATCTTATAGATGATGCCTTTTACTGACAGCCCGTAACATGTAACGCTGGTACGTGAATCAAGAGTGACAATTAACCGCTCGCCAATCAACACATCAGAGTTAGCCGCATTAACCTCTCTTCGTGCTTCACTGCCAGCTAAGTTAAACGCCGTCCGAACAACGGTTCGCACATCTCGCTTATGCGCCTGATTAGCAACTCGCATGATGTCACGTACCATCTGATCAACTGATTTGCCTTCGATGATTCCGGCGCGGATCTTGTTTTCTATGGTCTTTGGATTTTCGCCAAGAGTTTTAACCATCCCGCTAATAGTTAATTTTTTTGTTACCTTACCGCTAATCAGCTCAGCCTTTGCAGTAGTAACAGCCGCCACAACCTGCTCAACTGCTGGCAGTGTCAATTCAGTAGTAACGGCATTGCCAAGCATCCGATATTGAAAATCGGTTTCGTATGGAATGAACTCTTCGAGATCAAGATTTAGCTGCTTTGATACCTCCGAGTTAGCTGCATCGAATATAGATTGAATATCTCGCATCAATGAAGTCAGCCTGTTCATCTGAAAATCAGTTGGATTCTCAGAAAGCCTAGCTCTGATATCTTTTTGCAGCTTTTCTAGTAGTGGTTTAAGTTTATTGAACGACCCTCCAGAGAGTCGTTGCAACATTAATTGATGGCGGGTTGATGCGTCGATCAGGTATTCGTTGGCGCTCATTTATTTTGCTCCAGTGCAGCCGCAAGCATGGCTTTATATATAATAGCTGCAATAGTTCCTTTACTAATAACGTGCTTTGATAGGTGGTTTATCTCTGGCTCACTATAAAGCCATTCTGGAATTTCATTCCCCATATCTTTAAGCCATTTAACAAGTGATTCAGAATGTTGATTTTTTGATTCTGTGAATCGCATCCACTGAATGACGTCTCTCGCCATTCCACCAAACTGGGCTTGATTTGGCTCAGCCGGAACAACCTTTAATCCTTCCGGCACAACCTGCGCTTTTGCGGTGTTCTGCAATTTTTTAATTATCTTTGATTGCTGGCGCACCATATCTGCCAGTGTTTCTTTTTCCAAACCAAGAAGCCAGTTTAATTCTTTCTGGTCGGCGTTTAACTCTTCGCGCTGTGTCATCACTCACCACCTTTCAGTTTGCGATATGCTGCGCGAATACCAGCCCTGAATGAGATCTCGTTTGGCATTTTGTTGTATTCAAATTCAACAAGAGAAACAAACTCATCTTCCTCTCGCTTCGCCCTCTCTTCTTGCGTTTCGATTGGCTTGAATATGTTTAAGAATGTTTTTGGTGAGCTAACGATTACTGCGCCACTTTTCAACTCAGTTACGACATTGAAACCGTTAACAAAAACAACCTTCCCGCCATCGACTTTTGCACCAACATCCGGCAACTGCCCCGCCTTCTTATCTTCCAATGTCCATCGCTTTGGCTCTGCGATGATGCGGCGCATGGCTAGTATGACTGAGCCGCGAGGAATTAATCCTCCAGCACTCATGCAATGCAACTCTTCCATGCTAACAAAGTTCGGGCCTAGCAAATCATTCCAAAGCTTTACCTCTGCCAGTTCGTTACTTTGTCCGCTAAAATCATCATCCCCGAAAATCATTTCATATTTCATTCTGCTTTCTCCTTGTTGAATAACTCACAAATAGCCGCCTCAATAGCGGCCTTCTTGCTGCCGTGAATTCCGGCTAGATAGTCCAGCTTTTGCAGTATTTCTGCTGTTGTGTAAACGGTTGGCAATCTTGGATCGCCAGATCGCTTAATGTTTTGACGTTGCTGTGGTGTTTGTTTTTTCATATTTACAATCTGCACGGCATAATCACAAGCATTGCTTTCTCTTGTTCTGGATTTGGAATTTCAGCGAAAGCACATCCAGATTCACCATTTAAATTCAACCTTACGGTTGAGAATCTTGGATTAAACAGAGTTGAAATATCAGAAAGTAATTTAAGGTATTTTCCGTTAAATCCGATTTCAGTACATGGACTTATAACCTTTTGAGTTAGCTTTGTGTAATCAGGGTAATTGCCATCAACGATCTGCGCCATTCCGCACCCGATAACATTTCCTTCTAGTTGGCCATAGAATTTAATTACCCCCTGTTTTTCATCTGAATTAAATTCTATTTCTGCATATTGAAAGTTACGAGGAATTGAACAAACAAAATCGACTATTAAATCAGATTCTATTTCTGATTCATGTTGGCCAACAAACATAACATGACCGTTAGTTCCAACAAGCGCGCCATCTTTTGCAAACATAACGCCATTAAGAAACCATCTCACGTCATTTTTTGCATTGCAAAGCATTGCTGATTTAAGTTGCTGCATATTAACTTTTAGTTTCATTTTTCTTTCTCCTTGTTGAATAACTCACAAATAGCCGCCTCGATAGCGGCCTTCTTGCTGCCGTGAATTCCGGCTAGATAGTCCAGCTTTTGCATAATTTCTGCGGTTGTATAGACGATTGGCATGCGCGGTGTATTGCGCCGTTTTATGTTCTGCTTTTGTGTTTGGTTCATTACAGCTCCATTGTTCCGATTTCGTCGCCGATTGCTTCAAATCCCAATGATTCGTAGAAGGCTCCCAACAATTCAATCTCTGTTTCATCATCCTGTGGAATCGCAACCAGTTTTATTTTCAGTTCTGGGCGTTCAGCTTTCATCTCTGCGATAGCCTCAGCCATCATCTTGCGAGCGACGCCTTGACCGCGGAATGCTTTCTCTACAAAAACGTTACTGATCAACCAGTAATCATCGCCGTAAGAAACTTCACCATCTTCATCGTATATTTCTTCGCAGTTGATATCGTAACTTACATATGCTTTCATTTTTATATCCTTAGTTGCTTTGCCTTAACTCTTAAACTAATAATAGTACTTACATAGTGTAATTACAAGCGATACTCACAAAAAAGCCGCAATAAATGCGGCCTGCGTCACAAATTAAATAGTCTCAGTCTCAATATCAGCGTCAATGACATCGTCAGTCCGGCTTGGATCTAGCTTAATGCGCCCAGTTCGCAGCATGTAGCGCATGTCTTTCACGGCAATGGCCCCACTATCCTTGATCGTCACAATAGCCCCCGCCTCTTGAGCTGATAGCGTTGTATCGTAGTAGTCACGGTTCATTGTGTAGCTTACTAATTCAGGATCAATAGCCTTGTACTCTGCGCAAGCCTTTAATGCTGCATTAACAACTGAATCCCACAGCGACACAACCATGTCGAGTGCTGACGTCTGCGAGCTGGCATTGATGCGAGCCTCCTCTGCGGTCTTCTCTCCGCCTTCCGTCATCAGCTTGGCACCCATGGATTCCATTTGCTTTTGCAGGTCGTCAAGCGATTTGTTTAGGCTGCTGGATTCTGGCGCGCTGGTAGTTTCAAAGCCGCCACTCTCACCCAGGAAGTGGCCTTTTGTTGCGCCCACCTTAATTCCGTCAGGGTTTGCAGTCTGGAACTGCTCCCAACTCATTGATGTGCGGATACCTAGTGTTTGCTGTCCATGGGTATGCAGGTTCTCCCGGTAATCTGCCGACACCTGGTAATGCGCCAGGTTAACAACAGCAATATCCATCAGCGGAATTTGATCTAAATCAGCAACGAAAAATGGAATGTAATTAAACGGAATACCAACGCCTCTGGCCGTGCTGGATGGCTTTTTAGGGATGTACTCTTCGGTTAAAGCCTTTCCGGATTCATCATAAAGCGCCTGCGTGTAAACGTAATCGCCGAACTCGCTACCGAAAATCTCACTTGCTTCATCTGGTGATCGCAACCGCAAGACTCGATAGGTTTTTTTGGTTTCATAGCTAAACTCATCGACTGGAATTTTAGCCTCCTCTACAAGCTTTACCATAGTCAGCATTTCACGCCCGAAAATTAGCTCATGAGACCAATTATCAAGCGCTTCTGCTGTGTATTCAGCCGCATAAGGCATCAGGTTTAATCGGGCCTCTTGTTCTGCTGTCATGCCGTCTTCGACAGATGGATAGTCAACCAGGATGCAATGACGACCAGCCTGCAAAAGATTACTCACGCCAGACTTATTCACGCGCTCAATTCCATTACCTGCGCCGTCAAAGTTATCAACAAGTGGTAGCAGTGCATCAGGTAGATTCGGCGTTGCTGGCTTACGAAATCCAGCCCCAACCATATCTCGCAGCGTCTTGTTGGTAACACCAAAGAAATATGCCCGCTTCAAATACGCCTCATAACGCTCAGGTTCTTCTTTAGCAAAAGCGGCAGGCATGTAATGCTCTTTCTTATCCTTCACTGTCATTTCATCTGAGCACATATCACGCACAAATTTAACGCGCCGTATCTTCTGCTCGTACTCTGGATGAACGCTACTAATTGGCATGATTATTTCCTTACCATGAGAATTTGATTTTGACGTCTGAAATTGGTTTTCTTACAGGGTATTTTCTGTGAATGAAATAGCCAGCGCAATCAACCCAATCGTCTATCGCTGGGTGATCTTTGAACTTTTCAGGATCGCCGTTTTTATCGTAACCCTGCGATTCTAGCGCAAATGTTAACTCGGGGCATTTATCAGTGTTAACAAGCAATGTTTCGTGAGATAGCAATGCATTTACTGAGTTAATGCGATCACGGACGAACGGGTTCTCGTTCGGCGGATCGCACTCGTATCCGGCATGTCGAATAATGTCGATGTCTGACGCGCTGGCGTTTGTTCTTCCTGACTTGCCACTAGCGTCAGGATAAACACATAGCTTATGGCCTTTATATCGCGCCAGGTTGTTAACAAAGTCGTATGTGTCGTGACTGACAAACTCATCTACGGCAATTGGCGTATTGCTATCGATAATGAATGTAGTAGCACAACAGCCACCAATATTAAAATCCAAACCAATAAACAAGCGGTCGTCAGGCTTGATAACGCGATCCGAGTGGTGTTTTTTTCTGCCAAAGAAGTGATAGACCTTTTTATCTGATAGGCTGACGAACTCGCCGTTAAGGTACAGATCTGCAAGTATTGGATCGTAGTTGGATATGATCTGCGGAATATAATCATCAGGAAGATACGGGTTTGAATATGTACTAGCCTTGATGATCACGTAGCCGTCATTGTTTTCTTTAACCCACTTTTGAAACACAAAGCCGTTATAGCCTTGGTCTGGCGTAGTTACTAAGCCGATTGTGTTTTTGCCTTTTCTCTTTTGGCGGTTACGCTCCGTTATTTTTCGCCACACCAGTGCCGCCTTATCTTTTGCTATTGTGTCAAGCTCATCAACTATAGAATGCGCCGTCTCATAGGCAATAATGCGCTCTGGCTTGTCGTAGCTGCGGAAAATGATATCGCCATAACCTTTGATCGAGATCATGTAGTCTGACTTGTTAACACTGAACGGCAAATTCAAGCGCAAAAGGAAATCTTCGACACCCGGCATGGCTCGCAGTTTAAGCAGGTCGTAGGTCGGCATGTAATATGCGCCGTTAGCGCCTTTGTCTGACAGCATCAAAAGAATAAGCCTTGTGATACCAGCCTGACTCTTCCCTGAACCCAACCCTCCAACAATTGCCGGTGCTTTCGCATCACTGAAAACAAACTGTTCCTGGGGGACAGTTAGCGGGATATCAATCTTCATCTTTTGGCTTCGCGGCTTTTGTTATGTTGATTGTGATCGTGTCGTCTGACTCAGATGCAAGATTATCTGTCTCGCGCCATCTAGCTCGCGTCTTTAGCCAGAAGATCATCGCAGGAACTGAGCCATCTTTTATGCCTGCATCAAATAAGCGCTTTGCCATAGCTGCGTTGGCGCGAGTTGTACCAGTATCAAGCTCTCTTCGGTAGTGCTTGCGTAACGTTTTAAGGTCGATATCAAGGTATGTCGATATCTCATCTTGCACAATCCCAAATGATGTAAGCGCCGAAACCTCTGCTCGTGTTTTTTCCGTTGGCACGTGAATTTTAGGCATTAGCACGCTCCGCTTTCAGCTCGCAAAATGTCTTTCCGCTTTCGATATGCACAGCTTCTTTTCCGGTAAAGTTTTGCCAGCGAGTAATGATAACATCTATGTACTTCGGGTCTAATTCCATGAGATAAGCGTTGCGGCCTGTTTTTTCACATGCAATAAGCGTAGATCCAGAACCACCAAAAAGATCGAGAACGCGATACCCCGCCTTTGTTGTTTTATCAATAGCCTCTTCAGGCAATGCAACCGGCTTTTGAGTTGGGTGGACATATTCATTGGCCCCGTCTTTGTTTATCTTCCAAACGCTACCTATTCTCTTGCCAGTTAACTCGGCCCCTCTGTGCCAGACTAACGCCGTCTCGTAGTCGCTCGAAAATGTTTTCTTTAGATCTCCAATTCCACCGCCCGGCTTATGCCAGATCACTTGATTTGTCGGGTATCCGAACGATGAAAACTGCTCTATCCATTTAGTTATCACCTTCCACGATGTCCATACAAATACCCACCCATCAGAAACAGAATCAATAACTGGAGCGATATCAAGGAAGACGTCATCGTTTTTCAGCTGGTCGAACTTATCTGTTTTTGTTCTCATATTTGATTGATATGAGACACCATAAGGCGGATCAGTGTGTACCATTTGCGCCTTTTTGCCATCCATCAGTTTTTCAACTTCATCAATGCTAGTTGAATCCCCGCACATCAACCGATGATTCCCAAGTCGCCAAATGTCACCTAATACGGCCGTCGGGATGTCTGGACATTCTGGAGCGTCGTCTTCGTCGGTCAATCCTTCGGTTAGCTCTTCAATTTGCAGGTCTGCAATTTCATCCATTGAGAAGCCAGTTAACTCCAAATCAAAGCCCGCCTCTTGCAACTCGTCGAACTCAACGCGCAACATTTCGATGTCCCACCCAGAGTTAAGCGCTAGCTTATTATCCGCAATCACATACGCTCTGCGCTGCGTTTCAGATAGGTGTGACGCATCGACACACGGAAGCTCTTTTATATGCAACTTGTTTGCTGCCATGACTCGGCCATGACCGGCAATGATGCCGTTTTCACCATCGATAATGATTGGATTCAGAAACCCAAACTCCTTAATCGATGATGCAATTTGATTAACCTGCTCATCAGAATGAGTTCTGCTGTTTCTTGCGTAAGGGATTAGGTCAACAGTCTTGACCTTTTTTATAGAAGGGAAATCGCTCATTTTTAAGGCCTTATTCCTGTCAGAATTACATAAAATATTACCACAGCCCCAAAAAATAAACCCGCATTAAGCGGGCTTTTCGATCTTGCTGTACTTGTAACCGCCTTTTTTCTTAAAGCGGAATACTTCAATCTGGTATTCCGTGAAGGCGTTATACTTACAGGCGGCTTTCACTGCGTAAACCGGATCAGATCCTTGGTGCATTGAGCCCATCGCTATTTGATGCCCACTGCCGTTGCAGTATGGCAACGGGTGCTGCATCGGTGCGTTTTTCTCGTAAGCTGTATAATCAGATGGATTGTTGATGTTGATAACAATGAACGCGGATCCGCTTGTATCGTGACTACACTCCCCGCCCGTGATCTTACTGATAAACGGCTCAAAGTCTGCAAACTCTCCGCACATAGCGATCAAGCATTTCTTCCCGTTTAACTCAATTTCACGCACTTTTGAGACTTCGCCGCTGTATGTTTCATTGCTATACATTCCGGTATCAACCGCCAGCGTCTTACCGTCAAAAACGATAGTTGTCATTTACTTTCCTTTTCAAACTCAATCAGCATATCAATGCAATGCTTCGCCTTTTCAAGATCTTCAATTCCTGCCTTATCACGGAATCGAGTTACATACTTGATAATCGTATGCTGCAATGGATCGAGTTTGTTTTTCATGCTGTATTGCATTGGCTGGATAGCTGGTTTCGTGTAGTGATCGCCGCCGATTTGTGTTTCTAGCGGTGATTTTTCATTAACAAAACGACACGGAATTTCTTCGCTGCATGGTGGCATTGATTCGCGTAGCAATGCTGTTTGATCGCTGTGTATGCACTCATTCCATCGCTTCATAAACTCGTCGCGATGCACGATTGTTTTGTTCCACTTGTGACAGAGTTCTGGTAGTTCAATTATTGGGCCTATTTTTTCTCCTACAAAATTATTCCGACCTTCTCTTACATGCGGAACCTCATAATTTGTATAAAACATTAATGCGCTTTTACCCCAAGTAAGCGTCTCTTTATCCTGGCACGCGTAAATTGCTTTTTTTGGCCACGTTTCTGGTGTTATTCCGGCCTCAAACATAAGATCTATCAACTCGCGTTTTTTCTTTGTCATTTTGCTTGCTCCTTTTCCTGTTTAATTTTATCTACTTCACCTTGAAACCATTCTTTTGTTACTGGAAAGATTGAATCTTCAAGCATCTCACTTAATGCGATTAACTCTTCACTGCTGCGTTGTTTGTATTCTTCGATCACTTTGATTCTCCGATCAGTGTTACTCGCTGGAAGCGGACTGCTCTAAACCACTGCCTGGCGAACGACTTGAAGTGATGAACGCCACGAAAGCTGCTGAAACCTTCCAAGCAGGATGACGACCGGGCATTTCTGTCATACTCAAAATCTGTATCTCCTTGGAACGGAATAAACCGCCCAGCAGCGTAAACCAGATAACCAACCCGCTCATTTTCAGCATTTAACGCAATACGCACTACTATTCTTGTTTTCATTTGCACACCCCAATTGTCGAACATTCAAAAATTAACGATTCAAGCTCTTTAATTCGCTCAATAACCTGTCGCGCTTGCTGGAGCTTCTTGATTGCTGCCTCTGCGGCCTTATCGCGCTTTACTGCCTTGTTGCTTACGATTGACACATTGCACTCCTTTGCTAACTCAGTGGTGAAACTATAAATCATATTGTGATTGCGAAATTTGATTTAGATCACAAATTAGAATGGTCGCTGTGAGTCATCTTTGTTTTCTTCTCTGATTAGTTTTGAGTAGAAAGCCCTCAGCTCTATCAACTGCTCACAGGTGTACTTTTTCGGCTCGTGGTATCCGTCTAGATAATCAAGCCGCGCTTGCCCGAATCGCTCAATAATTCCTTTGATGTAACCAGGTGACGTTTTGTTTCCATGAATATTCCCTGATAGCCGCATATTGCAGTATTGGTTGCATTGCCTGTTAATGTTTTTCGTGTCTAACGCTAGCTCAGGATGACCGCCAGCCGATTTATAATGACCGCCACAATATTGAACCGGCTTTGTAGTTCCGCATGAAATACACGGTAGCCCTTCATCCCTAACATTGTTAACCCATCGCTGGATCACTCGCTTTGTGAGCTGGAATTGATATGGCCTGTCGTTTTTTCTAAGCTCTTCTGACTTTGCGTGAAATATTTTCTTCTTCTCGCGCTGATCTTTCTTGTTCTTTGCTTCATCTGATTTCCTTTTCTTGTTCAGCTGATCGATAGCATATTCATATTCGTGCCGTTTGCAGCATGGCTGGAAGTTTCTTTCAGGAATAAACCACTCAGTGCACACCTTACATTTCTTTTTCCTCATTGATTTTGTGCTCGCTTATTCTGCATATACTCCGACTTTTCCGGTATCGTCAGCAAACAGCCTATGCCGACACTGTAAGCCTCGCACTGCTCCATGAAGTGAAGCATATCGCCAGTGGATAGATCGCTTGTGTGAATCAATTCGCGAACCTTTGCTGGCTGATTTGTCGACACATCTAGCCGCATTGTGTCTTTGTAGCCTAGAAAGCTATGTTTCAGCATATCCTTCACGAACTCAGGATCGGCCCACTTTCTGCCGTGTTTTAGCAGATACGATGACAGCTCATTGCACCACATGTGAAACAGCGCATTCTGTGACAGCGTTCGCTTTGCTGCGATCGGCCTGATAACCACTTCTACCGCACTTTCAAAATCGAAAGGCTCCAGAGCATCGATCAAGTCTTGCTTTGTTTTTACTATCAGAGCGAGATCTTTAATTGGTATTGTCATAAGTCACCGATAAGCGGCCAATAAAGGCCGCAAATTGTTAATTAAAACGGTATTTGGTCTTCCCAGTCCATTGGCGGCTCATTGAATCCACCGGCATTCTGCGGCTGCTGCGTTTGCTGGTGGTTGTATTGATAGCCCTGCTGTTGTGGTTGTTGCTGCGCTGGTTGTTGTCGCTGCTGCTGCATTGGATGCGATTGCTGCTGGCCTTGCTGCTGATTTGCGCTTCCTTGCAGCGTTACACTTCCAACTCGCACGGTCATCTTAGGCTTCATTACGCCTTGGCTGTCTTGGTATGAATCAACCCCCACTTCACCAGATACGCAAACTTTTGTACCAGCAGTCAGAAACTGCGCGATCTTATCTGCGCGATCACCCCACAAAGCACAATCAAACCACTGACTGATCGCTTTGCCGGTTGATGGATCTTTTTTCATTGTTGCCACCGCAACCGAAAAATTGGCAACGTTAATAAATCCGGTTGATGTTTGAACTTGATTAATTTTTGCGTCTTTGCCAATGTTCCCAGCAATTGTTAACACGTTCATTTTTCATACTCCGTTAATTAATATTCATCATTAAATCTTGGCCCTGCGAAATTGCAGAACCGAGAGTATTCACCCTGAAACGTTAGTCTAACTTTCCCTAACGGCCCGTTACGCTGCTTTCCGATAATCAATTCAGCCGTTCCGCGATCAGGCGAATTGTCATTGTAAACCTCATCCCGATAAACAAATAAAATCAAATCAGCGTCCTGCTCAATTGCGCCAGAGTCTCGCAAGTCTGAGTTGATTGGTCGTTTATCTGCTCGCTGCTCAAGACTTCTATTTAACTGAGATAGCACGATTACCGGCACATTCAGTTCCTTTGCCAACTCTTTTACTGACTGCGAGATCTCAGATATTTCAGCATTGCGATTTCCGGCCAACTGCGGAACACGCATTAAGCCAAGGTAATCGATAATTATTAACCCTAACTCATTTTCTTTGTGCGCGCGCTTTGCTCGTGCTCGCAGCTCAGATGGCGTTAACCCGCCAGCATCATCGATCAGCATTTTACTTTCCATGAGCTTACCAGTTGCCATGCTTAACCTGCCCCAATCATCATCATCCAAATTGGCGTTGTTGATCTTTGTCATGTTAACCATGCCATTTGATGCCAATAACCTGCGGGTTAATTGATCTTCTGGCATCTCAAGAGAGAATACCATTACATGCTTTCCGCTAGTTTGCGCAACGTGATCGGCGATGTTCATGCCTATCGTAGTTTTGCCCATCGACGGACGACCTGCCAATACAATCATGTCAGCAGGTTGTAAACCGCTCGTCAGCTTATCCAGATCAGTAAATCCAGTTGACAGCCCAGTTATTGACCCTCCTCTTGCTTGGGCCTCTTCAATTTTATCAAGCGCACTATTTAACGCCTGATTCATGTTTGACGGTTTATCGTCTGGCGATCCAGTTTCAACGAGTGAATTTAATTTAACTTGAAATGAATCAGATATTTCCGATACTGCGCGGCCCTGTGTGTTATATCCGGCCTCTACCATCTCATTTCCGATAGCAATCATAGATCTAGTTAATGATCGCTCTTTTACTATCTTTGCGTAAGCAGTGATATTCGCTGCGCTTGGCGTTACTCGAACTATCTCAACCAGGTAAACAAACCCACCTACCGACTCAAGCAATCCAGATCCTTCCAACTCCTCTTGCAGCGTGATCAGGTCAATGCTTCTACCTGACGATAAAATCACTGATACTGCCTGAAAAATTGTTCTGTGAATTTTGCTGTAAAAATCATCTACAGAAACAATAACGCTTATGTCATCCCATGCAGATTGATCTAAAAGAAGCCCGCCGATAACTGATTGCTCAGCCTCATGACTAAACGGGGCCTGTTTAATATCATTTAACGCAATATTAGCCACTATGCCGCACTCCGATTGCTTTCCCAATCCATCCGCACCGCTATGCCGTCATCTTCGCGCATACGGTCTATTATGCGGTCGCCTAGCAGCTTGCATAATTCATCCATTTGCAGGTTAGAAATCAAAACAGTCGGCAGCATTTCACCATACCGCTTATTCATAACCTCGAACATCTGCACCATCTCGCTATCGCTTCCAAACTGAACACCGATCTCATCGATGATTAGCATTGATACCGATGAGTATTTGTTTATCAGTGACTGCTCATCAACACTACGATCGCGCCATGCCGATCTTATATGACGGATCATGTCGCTGAATGTGACATAGATCGCATTTACTGAATTATCAGGCTTAATAATTTCGTTGATGATTGATGCCGCCAGGTGAGTTTTCCCGACCCCGACCGTGCCAGTGATGATCATCCCGCGACCTAGTTTTAGTTTTGTGGTGTCTTTAGCGTATCCAGCAACAACCGTAAGCGCGTGTTCTTGATCTGGCGTTGTTGGTACATAGTCTGAAAATGTTTTCCATGCAAAGCGGGCAGGCAGTCCAGATGACTTAATCCGATCATTTCTGAGTTCATTCAGTTTTGCGTCATTGCTTTCCTTGATAGCCTTCTGTTCTGCGTCGAACTTTGCTTGATCATCTTCTTTTGCGCATTCAGGGCAAATGCCGTGATATCCGCGACCAAAAAAATCATGCTTCTGATAATCAATGCCGTGAATTTCACATTTCGCCGTTATTGATTTAGCGGAAGATAGCACTGACAGGCTTATTTGATTCGTCATTTCAGATCTTCCCCACGGTGCAAGATGGATTGTCGCTGGCAGTGAATCCGGTTTGTCGAATTGCTGATTTCTGCTGCTGCTCTGCCTTTAGTTCGAAAAGGCCCTTCCACTGATTTGATATTGACTGGTTCACTATCGCCAATTGTTTTGCAGGATCGCCCCCAGCTAACTCTATCAGCTTGCTTGCCGCCGCTCCCTCTCCGAGTGCGACTTGTTTGTATGGCTTGAATCCTTGCTGTTTGCGGTATTCAACCCAGAGTGACCATGCGGCTAGATTTAGTTTTTCAGGAAGTGAAAAGGTCTTTTTGCTAATCGCGCTATCTTTAGGATCTATGACTGATTCAATGACTGGTTCTAAAGAGTTACTGATTCTGGGTGCAGGAGTTTCACTAGGGGGTAGTGCAGGAGTTTCACCACCTAGTGAATTATTTGCACTATGTAGTGCAGGAGTTTCACTATGTATTGTTAGCGTGTATAGGTTGCTTGCATTGGCTTTAAACTTTCCTTCTCTGTGCTCTTTTTTTAACAAGCCAGAGTCACAAAGTGCAGATATGTGAGATATAACTGATCGCTTGCTGATCTCGCATTGATCGGCGATGTACTGCAATGAAGGCCAGCATTCACCTTGATCGTTTGCATTGTCTGCTAATTTAAGTAATACGAGTTTGCGCAATGGATTACCAACCTTGGTTTGCATTGCTTTAACCATTAGAAGCATAGACATTTAGATAACCCTCAAAAAATTAATGAGAGTTCAGGAGAATGGTATATAATTGAACCTGAACATTCGGACCGCTCCTAGCCCGGCAAGGCAATGATGGAGCGGTTTTTCTATTCTACCATTAATCAATTGCCTTCAATATGCCAATTCTAACTGCCTGATCGTTATTTCTAAGCACATCAGATAAAAGGGCTATGTTGTTATGGATCTTGTCTCTTTTGTTTAACTGTTCTTCCGTTGCCTTGTTCCAGTCATTAACTCTGCAAGCTAATTTTACTTTGTTCGCAACATCAGAAACGAATGCGGGAAAATTTCGCTTATCTCCTTGATTGGCGTATAAATTACCGCACATTTTCTTGTAAGAATCGCCGCTTTCATTTCTGAATTTAATAAGGTTATCAAATAACCACTCGTAAACCTCAACCTTTAGTTTTGGGTTTATTGCTAGTGCCATATCAATAAATAGCAATGGATGCACCCATGTATGAGATCCCTTCCCTCTGCCTGAAACCTTCACTTTTCCGTATTTAATCTCAAGCTCAGCGATAAATTCGGATGTGGATTTATTCTTAAACCATGCTTTGGCGTCAAAAGGAGAAAGGCCATTTGCTATCCGCCACATGTTCCCAGCCTTCACAAGATCTGTTGCTGAAAACATTTCGCTCTGACTTTTTTGCGAGATCTCATTTCCAAACAATCTGCGTTTCATTATGACTTCAGTTTTCATCTTGCGCCCTTATTGGTGACTAATTATGGATATAATAAACCAGTAATATAATACCGGCAATCTTTTTCCATATTTAATCACCCTTTATCATAATATCTGTTTGTTTGAATTCTACATAATTGATTTACTGGTATGCGCCATTGGCGTACACCAATTAATTATTCAACCATTGCAGCTCAGGAGTTTAACCAGCTAACCATTGGTGTCTTGGATTATCCACCAGTGGTGTAACATCTATCACTATGGAAGTTAGTTACTTCTTTTCCCCTAGCGCAATAAATTCAGAAACCTCCATTTCCGCCCACTTACTTATAGCTTCAAGCGTTTTTGTGCTTGCTACGTTCTTGTGGATCATTCTTGTTACTGTGAACACGCTAACACCTGCACCTGTTGCAACTCCTTCCTGAGTGGTTTCTTTGATTGCGCATAGCATTTTTGTTGATTTTGATAGGTTCATGTTTATTCCTCTGTTGTGATTAACCAATGCTACAACTGTAATATATTAAAATCAATAGTTGATTTTGAATTTATTGTGATTTATAGTTAGCGAACACTAACAAGGAGTATTGATATGAGTAAGTTAATGTTTTTGAGTTGTCTTTGTGGAGAAATTGCAATTCCAGTAAATAAAATCTCAGCTATCGTTTGCGTAAAAAGCACTCAGTCATCTGGAACGCATGAAAGCAAAAAGATCTACACGCAGGTTTATGTTGATGGCAGTGAAGATCCGTTTTCAGTCCGAGAGGGGTTTGAGTTGGTCACTGAAAAACTGAATCAATTAATAAATCAATAACAAGGAGTAAAAGCAATGAGCAACCAACTAACAATCGAGAATGTCGTCTCATCGGTAGAGCAAGAATGCACAAAATTAATTGCACGTCATAACGATGTTGATTTCGGAGCTGAGGCAAACTATGCGATGCAGTTGCTGTATGCCAATGACTTTGCGCTCAAGATCGCATTGGGTAATCCGATATCCGTTCAGAATGCTTTGCGCAATGCGTCTGCTATCGGGATCAGTCTTAATCCGGCAAATAAACACGCCTACCTTGTACCTAGAAAAGGGAATATCTGCCTAGACATTTCTTATATGGGGTTACTTCACCTTGCGATGTCAACCGGATCAATCGAGTTCGGCCAGGCAAAGCTGGTATATGAAAAAGACACTTACGAGAATGTCGGTATCGATAAGCCTCCAGTTCATAAATCAAATACGTTTGGCGATCGCGGAAACCTGGTTGGCGTTTATTGTGTTGTCAGAACCAATACTGGCGCATATCTAACAGAAGAAATGACGATCGAAGAAGTAAATCAGATAAAGGGGCGATCAGAGTCTGGAAAATCAGGGAAGGGGCCATGGGTAACTGACTATTTTGAAATGGTGAGAAAAACAGTGATCAAGCGGGCGTCGAAGTATTGGCCTAAGGTTGATCGCCTGAATACTGCAATTGACTTGCTGAATACCGAAGGAGAGGAAGGCATTTCATTCAATCACCAGAAGCAAGGGGATCAAAAGCCTGAAATCATCATCAACCCGATTGATTCGATAAAAGCATCACTGGAGCGTCAAGGAAAGGCGATGCAATCATTCCTTGAGTGGGCGTCAAAGATGGTTAAACGTGAAGTTAAAGCCATTGACGACTTATCTGACGCTGAATTACAAGGATTCGCTCGCAAGCTGGAGGCTATGAAATGATTTACGAAAATAACATTCTTGGCATTAACACATTTGAGATAGAGCAGGGAACGGAAGAATGGAAGCGATCTAGGCTTGGAGTTATTAGCGCGTCAAATGCAGAAATTCTTTTAATGGAGGATGCAAGGGCGCCGCTGCCTGAAGGCATAAAAATCATTGAAGGTAGCAAGCGCGGAGAAAATATCGTAATTTTCCAAGGAAAGGAATTCATTGGCACAAAGGCAAAGTGCATCGACTTTGTGCGAGATTCTTTGCCAAGAATCCCTTCACTTATGAAAGAGAATTACATGCTCGATCTCGTTGGTGAGATTTGCCGTGGAAAGCCAAGAGATAACGCCTCATTCAAACAAGCTGAGTGGGGTCACCTATGGGAGCCTGTAGCGCGTGAGGCATACGAGGCGTTAAAGTTTGAGCGCGTTGAACAGTGCGGGTTCATCTACAAGGACGAATCGTTGCGAGTTGGTTGCAGCCCTGACGGATTAACAGATCTATGTGGACTTGAGATTAAAAACCCAGTCACCGACTCAGTGCATTTGCGGGCAAAGCTGAAAGGTGAAATAAAGCCTGAATATGACATTCAGTGTCAATTCTCTATGTATGTGACCGGATATCAAAATTGGGATTTCTGCTCATATCATAATGAGTTTAGAGGCTGCGCTGATAATCGACTTGTTGTCATTCCTCAGTATCCACGCGATGAGATTTTCAGGAAATTAGAAGATGCGATCCCTAAATTTATTTCAGAAATGGATGCCATTTTAGAGATTATGGGGTTCAAGTATGGAGATCAGTGGCGTGAGGTTTAGCAATGAGCTGTGAAAACGACAACGCACTGATAGCTATTATCAAGTCTATCAATCTGGAAGTTAAGAGGCGCATACCGAATGCGACTGAAAAGTCTATGTGCAAAAAAGAAAACATGGAAATAGTTTTGCAGATCATAGATAAGCACAGAGAGACGGTGAAGTTGCTTGGCTTTAGTCATCACCAGTTCATCTACCGCATGGGTGTGATGAATGGCGTTTATAAGGATAGAGATTAGTGATCCATATCAAAGAAATAACCACCAGCGCTGATATTATTAAGGCGCTGTAATTAATTGGGGTAAACAAAATGACTTTAACGCTAAAAGTAAAACGTCTGACAGAAACCGCAAAACTTCCGACCTACGCGCACGATGGAGATGCTTGCTTTGATTTGTACGCTGACAGCGTTACCAGCTTATGCGGCGGAACAGTTTTCATGTGTAGCACAGGGCTGTCATTTGACACTCCGCAAGGTTATGCGTTGATGGTTTACAGTCGATCAGGCCATGGTTTTAACCATAACACGCGATTATCTAATGCCGTTGGCGTTATTGATTCAGGCTTTAAAGGTGAACTGATGGTCAAGCTAACATGTGATCGTCAGTTAACCTACCATCCAGCAGAGGGTGATCGCATCGCACAAGCCATGCTGATCCCAGTCCCTGTTGTCACGTTTGAAGAGGTCGATTCACTGTCAGAAAGCGATCGCGGAACCGGTGGTTTTGGGAGTAGCGGAAAATGACAAAGCCATTTGAAACAGAAGACTTTAGCGACATCAAAGCGCAGTCAACGGATAAGCTAATCAAACTGAGAGATCGTCGCAAGCAGAACTGGCAGGAGATGCAGCAGGCAGCGATTGTTGAATATAAACTCTACGATGAAGCAGCTAAAGAGATTGATCGGAGGCTTGGATTGTTATGAGTCATGTAACAGCAGGTAAAAAATCAAAAACGCAGATAAGCAAAAAAGACTTCTGGAATACCAGTGATCTGGCCATCAATGATGCGCTGGCGGTATGTGGTGTTAAATATTTTTCGTTAGATGCTTGCGCAACGTCAATCATGGAATCAAAAGGCGCTGATTTCATTGCACCTGAAAAGGATGCACTCAAGATAGAATGGGGTTACGCATTTGCTGATGCTAACCGCACAGTTTGGTGCAACCCGCCATTCTCGCAGAAAGAGTTATTTTTGAAACGAGCAAAAGAGCAATCGATAGGTCATAATCTAACCGTGTGCTGCATGATACCTTTCGAGCCATGCACGAAGTGGTGGCGTGAGCTTGTTAGCGATAAGGCAACGTTAGTTTATGTGCCAAGCGGTCGATATAATTTCGTCGATGACGAAACGAAGAAGGAAGTAAAAGGAGTTAATTTCTGTTCATGCTTTGTGGTATTTACGCCGCTCCACACCAAAGAAGCGATCATGATTAATTTTGAGCGTGGATTTGCAAGCAAAAAATAGCCCTCAGCGAGAGGGCTTTTAAACAAGGAGTAAGCAAATGAACAACAAGGATGAAACAACCAGATGGAGATGGAGTGGAGCAATTTAGTTAATGTTAGTCCTTGTTTTCGTTTGCGTCAACTCTTTGTGGCGTCAGGGAAGAAGACACCAATCGCGCCAGCTACCGCGACGCCAGCACTAATGACCGCTTCTTGCACATCTGGCGCAACTTGAACCCCGAACGCTGTTAGTAACAGCGCGATACCGCGCCATGTTGATGCCTCTTTCAATCGAGCTAGTAAGTAAGCCATATTTTACCCTCTTTATTTTGCTGCTAATTTTAGGTTTGACGCCACACGTCGAGCCCAGCCTTTACCGAACGCTGAAAATGTTTTAAGTGCCGTGTAAAACTCGATACGCTCTGCATTGAATAGCATGACGATTTGCAGATCTTCCAGTTTGCTAACTGCCGCTATAGTTTTAGCTCCGATC